TACCAAAAGAATTAATTTTTGTCAACCAATATCTCAAAATCTGGATCATTTTTTAAAGCGATCCAACGATGGTCACCCGTGGGGCTAAACACCATTGCAAAAGGTCCTGGCAGCGAACGGTGTTTGGTTGTTTGAATACGGTCGCGAATCTCGCTGATCCAAAACTCCGTACCAAACTGCTGGATGCGATTCTTACCGTGTTTGCTCTTACCTTTGAGCTGGATTTGATCACCTATTTGCATAGTATCTCTCCTTTGCTTGCTCCGTTGTCTCACTCACTATAATCATTATCTTACAGTGGAGATTAAATGTCAAGCAAAATTATTCATATCCCCGAAAATTTTTGATAGACCACTTTTCAACAATCGGCGTACCATCGCCGCCTTCGTCTACGACCACATACGCTACAGTCTTCTTAACAAGACCAATACGAGTTTCGTCGTTACCAACGAAAATCTTGTGGGGATATTCATCAGCAAACCAATCATCATTCTCAGCAAACTCAAACAAGTGATCATACTCCTTTTCTCGGAACTGACCCAGAACTTTAGAGTCAATTCCAATCGTGCGACGGTCGTTGGTATAAGGAGCAAACGCCATATCAATCCTCCCACTTGACAGTGAAACTAACCTTCGCCTCAGCATTCCGCTTGGCGATATCGAAGGTTTCGTACATCTCTACGAAATTTTTGCCAATCCAAAGTTCGTATTCATCATTAATGTTTTCAATGATATCAACTTCACTTTCGGCATTGGTAGCCATCCAAGCGGTCTTGATATCGATGGCTTTGGTGTCGTATTTGGCAAATTTCATCATGTTTCTGTCTCTCTCTGTCTCATTCACTATAATCATTATACTCGATGGAGATTAAATGTCAAGCAAAATTATTCATATCCCCGAAAATTTTTGATAGACCACTTTTCAACAATCGGCGTACCATCACAACCACATCATCCGATCGTGATGGGGTAAGAGTGGCTATCGTCATCAATGGATGCGACGGATTCGATGAGAGACTTGCACTCCGCGAAGGATGCCCACCGCCCCGCATAGTCGCCGTATTTTACGAACCAAGTTGAAGGATCGTCATACGCCCGCTCGATATAGGCGACTGGCGAGGTGTTCGTCGTTTTGTGGGCTCCGGGGCAGAGGCATGTGGTTTTTACGCGGCTGGTCATGTTTCTGTCTCTCTCTGTCTCATTCACTATAATCATTATACTCGATGGAGATTAAATGTCAACAGTTTTTTTATGCAATCTCCAAATTAAGTTCGTCCACCTCATCAAAACCAAAACTTGCAACCATGTGGTACATGCCGTTCTCATCCATGATCACATCACCAACACTCAGGCTGTGCATGGGAAGAAACCGTTCGATGTTCTCTTCTGGACCCATATTACCAACATGGAACACACCATCAAGGCTATTAGCGGTGATGTTGCTGACATGCTCATAGTAACCTTTCTCAAAGGCTTCCTTGACCAGATGTCCAACAGGTTTACCAAACGACATATCAATCTTCATACGCAGCACGTTCTTAGAAACAGCGCCATGGTCACCGGTGCGGTTGATGGTGTCAACTTCTTCATCGGTGAGGTTGATCTGGAAAACTTTGTAAATGCCTGTCATGTTTCTGTCTCTCTCTGTCTCATTCACTATAATCATTATATACGGTAGAGATTAAATGTCAACAGTTTTTTTACGATTTTGGAGATTTTTTTTCGGGCTTGGGCTGTACTGTTACCTCATGAAACCCTTCACCGGCAATCGTGGCACAAATCGTTTTTTGTCTCTCTATATAACCAATACGAACAATGGTAAATGAACCCGTTTCAACATTTGCCCATATTTCCACCATAAATCTGCTATTGTCCGTAATTCCTCTATATAAAACTTTTTCTTCATATGTCTCAATAAGAGGTGTGATAGCATCATCATAAGGAACACAGGTAACTCGTTGAGCAGCGGCGGTGTTAGTGAAACCTACTGAAAACAGCAGGGTTAGGATGAACAAGATTCTTTTCATCGTAGAATCCTCTAATAGCATCGACCAGCGGAGAGATATAATCGTCTCTCTTGCCGAGAAAAATTTGTGGTTCCGATTCCTGGTCTACTGCTATTAAAACGACAAATCGATCCACCGGCGTACCTGTTAGTTCTTCAAACATCACACAATATGCGGTACATTGCATAAAATAATTATCGATCCAATCACGTTTCTTTAATTTACGAGAAGTCTTGAAATCAACGATTGACGCTTTACCATTCCATTTACAGACAAGATCTACTCTACCCGCTATACCAAGATACTCAGAATATAACGGAACCTCTTGCCCATAAACCTCTTCTATCATACTATCTAGTGTATTTTGAACACTTAAAAACATCTCCTTATCTAAAGGAGACTTGAAAACAGGTTCAACATTATTTATATAGTCTTCACAAATTTTATGAAGCCTAGTACCTCTGGAAGATGCTTGTCCTGAAATTCGATTTGCCTCTTCTTCACCAACTTTTTTTCGCCATGCCATAATACCGTCACGAGACAACCGACCAAGAACAGTGGTGATAGAAGGTAAGTCACCGGCAGGAGTATGATACATCCTGCCGGTTTCCTTATTCGTTGTTGCCTTGATATCAGGTAAACTTATTTGGCGATGAATAAATTTCATCATCTTGGATAACCTTCATCAAACTCCCATCCTAAAAAAGTGTTATCGTTTTTATTAGGAAATAAAGGGTCTACATCGCCGTAACCATATAAAAAATCATTAGCATACTTTATTTTGGATACTTGTTTTGTAATTTCTTTATTCAACTGATCTAGTGTCGAGGGCGGAACTAGATTAACTCCAACCTTTTCTCGCCAACGAGTACCGTGAACTACATTCATATAACAATCTAATTGTTTTTCAATCAGTTCCAATAGATACTCATTTGTATATTTTCGAAGTTCATCTGCTTTATATGGAATTTCCCGATCTTCTTCATTACGTACACAGTAATCTAAAACAAGTTCAATCAACTTTTCGCGCATATCTACAAAACTCCCTGCTTTGCTTTTGAGATTATATAGTCTTTCACGATACTGCTTCGCACAATATCGTCTTCCTCAAACTCTACTGTTTGAAACTCTTCTATTGTATCAAGAATTTTCATAAATGTCAATAATCCTTTTCTTTCTTCATCTCTAATAAGATCACTCTGTCTAAAGTCACCACAGAACATAATACGACTATTTTCACCAAGTCTGGTAATGATAGAATCCAACTCATGGAAGTTTAAATTTTGAGCCTCATCAACTATTACAATCGTATCATCTAATGTTAGTCCACGAATATAAGATGTTGTAACAAAGTTGATAAGATTCTTTGTTTTCAGAATCTCGTATGCATCGCCTCTTCCAAATAATTCACTACAGATGCTAGAGTATGGCGCTTCGTATACTTTGGATTTTTCTTTTTCGCTTCCTGGTAGAAATCCCATATCTCTTGTTGGGACTACCGAGCGAACAATGGTAACATTATGTTGGTCGCAGTCTTGGCTTAAAACGTCAGACAGTGCTAAGTAGAGTGATATGAAGGTCTTTCCTGTTCCTGCAAGACCATGCAGTAGAAGATTATATTCTTCGTCATAGTGATCAAAGGCTCGTTTTTGATTTTGTGTTTTCGGTTGAATAGATCGTATTCTAAGCGAATTACTCTGTTGTTTTCTCAGTTCTCTTTTTTGCCTTTTTGTAAGTTTACCTACGCCGTAATCTTCTAGGTTAATAAGGGACATTTATTAGTTCCTTTGTGCGAGTTAAAGTTTTGCTGAGTCTCCACTTTTTGCTCGCTGCTTTCTCCACTTTTCTACAGCCTGTCTTGTTTTTACCTCCTTTGATGTTTGCCGTGATCCTCTAGAAGCAGCAAACGTGGAGTTTGGATTAGCATCAGACACTCGGTCCATTACTTCGTTCCAACCCCCATCATTCTTAATACCACCAACTCCAGAAACGATGTTCATGGAGCTGATAACCTGTTTAATATGAGAATTATTTTTGAGAAATTTTTCTTTTTCTGAGATTGACATAATGTCATCCCATTCCATGCCGGATTCTTCATTAAAAAATGTATAAGTTGGCATTAGTCCTCCTTATCTCTATTTATCAAATAGTGTCTTTTGTCTCATCAAAATCTCTAGAAAACACGCTTTTGAAATTTTCTTTCCAAAGATCAGAATATTCGCTATCCTGATATAATCTAAAAACAGGTGAACCTAAAGTATGATGAATGTTAGATGGAAGTTCATCTTTTTCTAATCCGTAATAATCTCGATCCATTGGTTCGTCTACTAGATAATTCCATTTTAAAGGAAGTTCTCCAATATCATTATCATCGAACCCTTGAAATCTATGAAGATATGCCGGATCTTTTGTATCAGCTAATTTAAAGGTCATCTGTTTGCTTTTATCATGAAGACAATTCCACAGTGTAACAGAAGACCAGTTCTTTCTAGGATAATTCTCTTGGGGAGTACCATGCATCTTATAACGAGATGCAGAAGAATAATCGTGTTTACAAACAGAAACTGGTTTGGACAAGTCCGCCACTTTTAATAAATTCCAAACAGATTCAGTAAACATCATATCACAATCTAAAAATAAAGAATATCTTTCTAATAAACCTTTATATTTATTTTCTATACTTTCAGGATATTGCATATGTAATCTTGTGATAGGAACACAAAGAAATCTAGTCATAGAAAATTCTGTAGATCCTCTTTTATCTAATTTTCTTGATGTATATTCATTGGCATAAAGTTGATTGTAGATCAAAGGAATAATTACAAAATCTTTTCTATGATTACTATATTTTCTAATTGTATGCGCTAGTATTTTAGCGCAGAAATCTTCTTTAGAATCATATCCTATGAATATGGTTAAAGTAGTGCTTCCTGCTTTTTCTAGTGGATCAAAAAGAAATGTCATCTGTTAACATCTTCTCAAACATTGAATAAGACAAACCATGCATATTATTGGATTGACATCTGTAAAACTCATATTGTTTATCAAAAACAAATATAAAGTCTACAAGATGATTATGCGACATAAACCAATCTAGATATCTAATTCTATTTGGATTATCCGCAGCTCTTGTTCTTGTTTCAGCCTTTCCTTTAAACATATTGCTGATAGATTGAGTCTCGTCGTTTTTAATTAAAGAGTCGAATCCTAATATATATAACACCGAACAACCTGTTCTTATAGCACATTTCATAGCAAACATACCAGTATTAGAACGAGGACGAGGACCAGCGTGTCCATGATAAAACATAGACTCTACATGGTCCTCAATATCTTCTGGATAAATTATAGGGGACTGGTCTTCTTTTTCTAACTGGTCTCTCCTATACTCTTCAATGGTAACATGATAATCTACTTTATTAGGATCGTCAAATCCTTTGTAAGCAACGCCACACGAGTAGATTAAAAGATTTTCTTTATTAACAAGATTATTTAAATTGAAATTTTGTCTTGTAGTACCATTACCTATAATAACAGCCGATTTACGATTTATGAATGGTATGTTCTGGATCATCTTCACCTTCATTTAAATTAAATTTATTTTTTAAAGATTCTTGACGTTCTTCTCTCATTTTTCGAAATTTTTTTACTCGTCGTGGATTATCATAATCATCGTAATCATCATCCCACTTGTTACGGCGAGCCCGAAAAGTCTTAGACATAACTATTACCAATCCTTTGCTTCTGTGAAAGTTTTCTTAATAAGCGCCTTAGTGATTCCTTTATAAGGACTCTTTTTATTTTTGATGGACAACATCATTAGAGCATCGTCTGGATCCATAGATTCCAGAAATTCGATAAACATCGTTTCCCGTTTAATCGGTTTGATGTTTTCATACTGACCTTTAATAAAATACTTTATTCTACGAAAATCGTGATATAGGTAATTTTGTAAATCAGACTCTTTTGGTTGTGGTTTGTATGGTGGATCACCCTCTGGGAGATCAAATAATACTTTCGGATCAAACATTAGTCTGAACATAAGTATCAATGGTATACAGGTCCTTGACGATTCTTGTAAATACGCAATTTTCTCATTTTCTGTCTTTAACTTAGACGCCTTTTCAATAATTTCAGCAATACCATCTTTCATTTAAAACTCCTGAATATCAGACATTAGATTTTTCAACCTCTTCTTAATAAAATAGTTCAACAACTTTGATTTATCCTTTTTTTCATAGTTCTTATATGTATCTATAACTTGTGTACGGATTGTTTCTGGTATACGAGATAGATCAATCAACTGAATGTTTCTCATATAGTTTCGATGTACTTCACCATCAAAAGGAGTGATACCACGATTCATATCATCAATCATTGCAGCAACCTTTTTCTTTGTTAATGGACGCTGTCTAGCACCAACGACGAAAACATCATCACGAGAAAGAATATTAGGTACTCCGTCGCCGGCATCGCCCCTGATAACATGTTCGTAAAGGTAAGCCATAGGATCTTCAACTCTAATAAACTTCTTCGTAATAGGGGAATACTGTTCAACATTCTTATACCTTTGCAATTGTGAAAAGTCTTTATCGCCAGAGACAATCATGATCTTTTCACCATTACCACCAAATCGTTCGACCATTGTAGCAATGATGTCATCAGCCTCGGCAGATTCGATTTGAATTACGACATATGGAAAATTATCTCGAATCTCTTCTTTGATTGAATTCAGCGTATCAAAGATAAGATTCCAGTCGAGTGGTGATTCTTCTCGACTCTTCTTACGATTTGCCTTATAGTAAGGAAAGATTTGACGACGCCAATAGTTCTTGTCATCGCAACAGAGTATCATTTCTCCGTATTCAGAGAACCGTGTCTTAAAGCTACGGATTGAGTTTAGTACCATGTGACGAATAAGATCTTCACTAAAATCTTTATTGCCACTCGCCAGAATGCCTGATAGACATACCTGTGAAAAATCTAACAAAATCATATCACACCTTATTCTTCGTCATCTTCCTCTTCGTCACCAAATACAATATCGCCATTCTCAATCATCTTCTTGAGACGGTCACGATTGTTTAAGATGACATCATATAAAGGATGTTCGATATCCACACTATTATATAGTATGGCTCTCATCATCTCTCCAACAAAAATATAATCCTTGAAGAATCCAGAATCTTCTATAGGAAACCCTTGCATCATCATTTTCGTAGCAAGACGGCTAAATTCTGTGTTGACTACTTCGTCTACCAACATCATTCGATTGATTGTGATAGCCTTTATTGTCTCTTCTTCAGATTGTGGAAGATTCCTTTCTTTTACAATGGGCGATACACCCATTCGTTCCAAAGGAAACTGAATCACATTGCTCATAATACTCTCACTAATAGTGTATCTTTATTGATACGACCTGTAAACGTTGATGGTTTGGTTGTTAGTTTATCCATGAAAGTCCTGAGTTTGACCTTTCCCGATTTTAGCAACTCACCTAGTTGCTCTTGAGGTTTACGTAACATCTTACACATACTTGTTTCCATATCAAAGTTTTGAAGTGTGGTTCCTTTCATCTTAAAACCACCCTCCAAAGAGTTATAACAAGTCAATTTCTTATACTTAACATTATATACCCACAATTGTTTCATGTCAACAATTGTTTCTGGACTTACCGACACAACTTTCAACTCATTCGATTCTTTGAGATATTGGACGTTTTTTACGAGTTGCGCGGCAGACTTTACCTTTGGTTTACGTGGACGACGTATTACCTTTTTATTATTTATATGCTTGTCTAGTTCAGACAATAGACGTTCAAAAAATGCAATACGATTTGTCAAACCTTTACGTTTTAGATATCCCCAGGCTTCTTTAAGATCCTCACTTTTACCTTTCTTTACTTCCAAGAGTTCTTCATATTCTCTTTTATAATATTGAATGATTTTTTCAGTTTGTGCTTTGTTCATATTCTTGATTCGAGCAAACTGATAGAAATCAAACTTGTCATCTTGTCGGTCTACTACCTCTTCTAATTCGCCAATCCATTCTTTTACTGGATCAATCTTATCTTTTTGTGTCGTATTCTTATTAGGGGATTTTACGACTTTCACTTCTTCCTCTGCCAGTTGAGAAATTCTATTTCGAAGATAGTCCATACGAGAGGAATCGTTTGTGTGAATAATACATGCCCAGTGTGGAAACATAAATTTCCAGTCTGGTTGTTTTAGAATAGATGTGGCAATTTTCTTAGGAAACTCAGTACGAATCCAAGACTTGACCAATTCTATAATCTGTTTATTCTCAACTTCGTATTGAAAATAAAAATCAGCCGCCCGTCCAGGAGTCTTAGGGGCACCACTAAGACCTGTTACTCGGCGAGCAAGTACACGTTTCTTACGAGGTTTAAGAGACATTTAGACTTTTCCTTCATTCATTACCAGTCACCCTAGCGTTACCAGTCACCCAAGCGTAATCATACACCCTAGCGTTATTATACACCCTAGCGTTATCATACACCATAGCGTTATCATACACCTTAGCGTTACCGTACACCCTAGCGTTATCAGACACCCAAGCGTCACCAGTCACCCAAGCGTTACCAGACACCCAAGCGTTATCATACACCCTAGCGTCACCAGACACCTCAGCATTACCAGACACCTTAGCGTAACCAGTTACCCTAGCGTTATCATACACCTCAGCGTTATCATACACTTCAGCATCAGGTCCAACATAAGCGGTCTCAGAAACAGTGGCGGTATCAGCAACCCAACCGCCTCCGTTAGGATGACGGTGAGCGGGAACCGGACCGTTGCCAAAATCAAAAGCAGTCATTTCATTAGTATCGTTCATTTTAGACTCCTTTTAGCCATTCAAAGTTTGGGTCATTTTGTAATTCTACCCAACGTCCGTCAAAATCCTTATTATGCATAGGACCATCAGTTTTGTGTTCACTACGGAGATGCATTTTACCACCTCGTACTTCTTGTACAAACCACAATTTACCATGTTGCTGAATACGGTTTTTACCATGGCGTGTCTTGCCTGTAAGAACAACTGTATCATTAACTTGTAGCATTTCATTCACTCCTTCTTTCATTACCAAACACCTGAGCGTTACCAGACACCACAGCGTTACCAGTCACCCAAGCGTTACCGTACACCACAGCGTCACCAGACACCTTAGCGTAACCAGTCACCACAGCGTTACCATACACCCTAGCGTTACCAGTCACCCTGGCGTAATCAGACACCTCGGCGTAACCATCCACCACGGCGTAACCATCCACCACGGCGTAACCAGACACCCAAGCGTAATCAGACACCCAAGCGTTACCGTACACCACAGCGTCACCAGACACCTTAGCGTAACCAGTCACCACAGCGTCACCAGACACCTTAGCGTCACCAGTCACCACAGCGCCACAATACACCATAGCGTTACCAGACACCCTGGCGTCACCAGACACCCAAGCGTAATCAGACACCCTAGCGTTATCATACACCCTAGCGTCACCAGTCACCACAGCGTCACCAATCACCACAGCGCGACCAGACACCTTAGCGTTACCAGACACCATAGCGTTACCAGACACCATAGCGTCAGGTCCGACGTAGGCGGTTTCAGAAACAGTGGCGGTATCCGCAACCCATCCACCACCGTTAGGATGCTGGTGGGCGGCGACCAGGCCGTTGCCAAAATCAAAAGTAGTCATCTCATTCACTCCTTCATTCATTACCAGTCACCACAGCGTTACCAGACACCATAACGTTATCATACACCATAGCGTTACCAGACACCCAAGCGTTATCAATCACCTTAGCGTTACCAGACACCTCAGCGTCACCAGTCACCTCAGCGTCACCAGACACCACAGGGTCACCAGTCACCCAAGCGTTACCAGACACCCAAGCGTTATCAGTCACCCAAGCGTTACCAGACACCTCAGCGTTATCATACACCTTAGCGTTACCAGACACCACAGCGTAACCATACACCTTAGAGTTACCAGACACCCAAGCGTTACCGTACACCTTAGCGTTACCAGACACCTCAGCGTCACCAGTCACCACAGCGTAACCAGACACCACAGCGTAACCAGACACCACAGCGTAACCAGACACCACAGCGTAACCAGACACCATAGCGTTACCAGACACCATAGCGTTATCATACACCACAGCGCAACCAGACACCCTAGCGTTACCAGAAACCACAGCGTTAGGCCCAACATAGGCGGTCTCAGAAACAGTGGCGGTATCAGCAACCCATCCACCACCATTAGAATGCTGGTGGGCGGGGACCAGGCCGTTGCCAAAATCAAAAGTAGTCATCTCATTCACTCTTTCGTTCATCATGTTTATATAATACCAGAGATTTTATTTTTTGTCAACCCCTTTTTTTGTTGTGATATAAAATTTTTGGTCTTTGCCAAAATCGTAGGTCCATCTCAATCCGGGGCCCCATGGTGTATCTGTTCCCTTCCAATCCATATCTTTGAGAAACTGCTGTAACTCAACACGACCACCATATCTCGTATCGATATAATCTATAAACTCATCACACCAGGGATCGTCTGGTTTGACGTATCCTGCATGGCCAGGCGGTTTTCTCATCGTGCTCGACCATCTCCCATCAATCCAGGACAACTCATTGCCCCAAGAACCCACAATGGACTTAAATATTCCCAGATATTTTTGTCTTGTTGATCCAGCCACTCTTTCTGAATCATTATAGCATGATATTCTCTTCGCTGTGGACATTCGTATAAATCCTCAATGTCATTATATTCTTGATAATGATGAATGAGTTCGTGTAATAAAATGCTTTGATCCCATATATCATTCACATCAAAATCATTTGGTAGATATATCGTATCAGATACATACACTCCCATCACATTTACTGATTTCTCAGGACCTTCATATTTCACTCCTGGATAAACCATATGAAATAACTGTTCTTTATCTTTTAACATTATATCTGGTAAATGAGGTATTGTCAACCCTGTATGAACATTCATCCATATCATAAAAGATGCTAATAAAGTTTTTATTGTGAGCATTTTAAATATCCTTAAATATAAATAAACCGTATAGACAATAATAAGGAGGTGTAAGGCAAAAATGAAAACCGCAATACCGTTTTTGGTATTTATCGTGGTTTTTATGTTTTCATCTTCTGTGTTTGCTCAAAGCACTATTACTACAAATAACAATAACAATAATGTGAATACGAGTAATAGTAGCAGTACTAGTAATGTCGTTACTGACACTGATACAAAAACGATAGTGATTAATCCACCACCCAGCGCTATTTCTCCAAGTATTAATAGTAATAATATGGATCTTTGCACTACGGGCGCGAGTACTGCTGTACAAACACAGATTTTAGGTCTCAGTAAAGGGACCACTGTTCGTGACCCAAATTGTGAGAGATTGAAGTTGAGTAAAACCCTTTATGATATGGGCATGAAAGTCGCCGCTGTTAGTGTTCTCTGTCAAGATAGAAGAGTGTTTGATGCCATGAAAATGGCAGGTACACCCTGTCCTTATCTTGGTCAAATTGGACAACCAGCCGCTGACCAGTGGGATGCAAACCCCGAAATGGTTCCAGATGCAGAATCAAAAGATCTAGATGGAGACAAAGTAGATGACGATGAAGCTAAAGTATTTGGCGTCGGCATTCTTGGCATTCTTGGTTTGCTTTTGCTCCTATAACGCTAGTGCTCAAACACAAACATTTGACACCTCTACAGGTGCTCCTACAATCGTTGAACATAATATCAGCGACGATGGTTACGCACAGGTAAATCTAGGATTTTCATTTCCTTTCTATGGAAATACTTATACCACATCCTATATGCATAGTAATGGTGTTGTTCAATTTGTAAATCCAACGACCCATTGGTGTTGTAATGGTATTAATTTAGACACCAATTCAACCCTTAGTTCGTCTTATAACTATGCAATTGCTGTATTATGGACAGACTTGATAGACAATTCAACAGAAGGAAGATTTTACACACAGGGTAATGAAAATTACCAAAGATATCAATGGAATAATATAAGTGAATATTATAACAGTAATCGGAATACAGTAGGTCTAGAAATTCGTCCAGATGGTAGTTTTGATATGTACCATCAAATGATCAACATACAAAACCATGCTTTCACTATTGGTGTTATAGGCGATGCTACACAAGGCGAATGGACACAATATCAATATACAAATCCAGGTGGTACATTATATAATTTTGGATCTTCTACAGCCGATGATAGAGTAACTGGTTGGTCAGCGACAAATAACGTGTATAGTTATAGTGATGGAACTGCTGGTACTGCATCTGCTTCTGATCCTTGTGATAGTGATCCATTATACTCAGAGAATTGTTCTGGTTACGTTCAAGCATACTATAATCAACAGTGTGAACTAGACGCTCTGTATGATAGTGGATGTTCAGGATATGCTGATGCCTACTTTAGTCAACAGTGTTCTTTAGATGCTTTATATAATGAAGATTGTTCAGGATATGCGGAAGCTTATTTCGATCAACAGTGTTCTTTAGACCCTTTATATAACGAAGACTGTTCAGGATATGCAGAAACTTATTTTAATCAACAGTGTTCTTTAGACCCTTTATATGATATTGAATGTACTGGTTATGCAGAAGCTTATTTCGATCAACAATGTTCTTTAGACCCTTTATATGATACTGACTGCACTGATTATAATGAAACATATTTCAACCAACAGTGTTCTTTAGATCCTCTTTATAATAGTGAATGTCCTGGATACACACAGGCATACTACGATCAACAATGTTCTTTAGATCCATTATATGATTCTAGTTGTCCGGGATATAAGACCGCTTATTATAATCAGCAATGTAGTCTTGACGCTCTCTATGATACAGAATGCCCAGGTTACGCAACTGCTTACTACAATCAACAATGTAGTCTTGACGCTCTCTATGATACAGAATGCCCAGGTTACGCAACTGCTTACTACAATCAACAGTGTTCTTTAGATCCATTATATGATACAAGATGTCCGGGTTACGAACAGGCGGTTATCGCTAGAAACTGTAATATAGATCCTTTGTTTAGTCCTACATGTGATGGATATGCAGCAGCACTAGCAGCGCAACAAGAGAAACAAGCAGAAGAAACAAAAACCGCTGAAGACGAACAACAAGTAGAGACAGTAGCAGAAGCAAATCCAATAGAAGAGACTGTAGTTGTTGCAGTCACAGAAACAAATAAAGAAGAGATTACAACATCAGTAGTTGAAGTTGAAGGTATTCCTAATGTAACTGTAGTTATACCAGAAGTATCACAACTAGATACAGCAACAGCGGCGTTTACCGCACGAGTAGAAACTTTACAAGCAGAAACTAGACAAGAGGTTCAACAAGCTGTAGCAGCAGAACAACAAGCAGTAGTCGCAGAGATTGAGTCTGAGGTAGAACAAGAAATTGAACAACAGATAGCAGCAGAAGTAGAGACTAATACTGAAGAAGTCAAAGAAGAAACTAAGGAAGAAACAAAAGAAGAAATTAAAGTTGCCGCTGTAGAAGAAAAGAAAGAAGAGAAGAAGGAGGAAAAGAAAGAGGAGACTAAAGAAGAAGTAAAAGAAGAGAAAAAAGAAGAACCCAAAAAGAAAGAAGCAAAGAAGGAAAAAGAAAAACCTTCTAAAGAAGTACGAATTAAACAAGCTATACAGGAACGTATTGAGTCATTAGCAGAAAAGATGGGTGAGTCAGCAGCACTTGAAACACAAGTAGCAGCACAGGCATCAATCGTCGCTATGATGGGATATGTTCCGGGATTTAAAGATTATACTGGCGTGCAGTTACAGGATAAACCTTTTTATGAACAAACACAGATTCCTGGTGGAAGTATACAGGATAACAGATTTATTAGTCGATTCTTGATGAATGATCAGAAGTTTAATGAGTTAGAAAGATCACAATTCAATAATAGGGTAATAGGTACAAGGTAAAATGGCAGAGATAGAATTTGCTGGAGTTAAATTCAAGGGTGGCAAGATGGTTGCTGTCGCAATGGCGCTATCCACTTTAATTGGTGGTTTGTACGGCGCCTTTGAGGTCTATAAAGATTATACGACAATGAAACAAAAGATTACAACATATGTTGCTCCTGATCTTTCTGGCTTCGATAAAAGAGTAGAATTATTGAAACAGAAGGTCGAAGAGTCATATGTACTAGTAGGTGAGGCTCAAGAAACCGCGCGAGATATGCGTACCGATCTAAAGAACGATATGAATCAATTATCAGACACGATATACGAACTAGAGAAAAAGAATTCTGCTACAGAACGCGAAATCAGAGAACTTATGAGATCTACTGAAAAAGATATGAGAGAGATGATTAACTCTGCGGATGATAGAATGGATGCAACGCGAAGAAAAGTAGAATCTGATATTCGCGAACTAGAAGATAGGGTAAACAAGACTATAGAAAAAGCCTTGAATAACCCTCTAAACAAACTATAATTACTTTTCGTGGTCTAATAGGGATTTTAATAATCCCTCCCATTCTTGTGCTCGTAGATCCCAGCTATAGAATGTGTTTGTGTAGAGTTTCTGAAACTGCAATTTTGTTTGCATATCTTCTTCCCAATATGATTCTATAGCCGCATTTAGAACTTGGTAGAACATATGAGCGTGTTGATTCTTATCCTCATCAAATGGATACATAAGAGAAAAGTTAGAAGTAGTTTCTGGAAGTGCCGCTAGAGATGGACAAACTACGCAACAACCAGCACTCATCGCTTCAATCGCAGCAATACAAGAAGTTTCTTGCCATGTGCTGGGGTATGCAAAAATATGTGCTTTTTGTAATGCTTCTCTTACTTCTTGATTGGATACAGTTCCATGGTATGTGATATGTTCATGATCACGACAAATTTGAAATAATTGTTCAAATGGTTCATCTCTCTGTGGCCATCCATAGATATTAAAAGATGAGTATACATCTAGATGAACTCTATCGCCCCATTTTTCAGATAGTTTCTGATAAACAGCTAACAACACATCAAGACCACGGTGTGGTGTAGTGTGATAGATGAGTCTCAATGGACCTTCTTTTGATTTTTCGTGAGTAGGAATAGGTTCAATAGCGTTTCTAATAACAATAGAATCGCTGTAGGGGACACCTAAAACTTTATGATAAGTTGTAAATTGCCAGTGGGATACAAAAACAAGTCGTCTGAATCTGCTCCGATTTCCACTATCACTGAGGTGCCTGGATTCAGGGTCTTCCGCCAAATCGTGCAACCAGAGAATAGGAAGACGATTAGGATCAATATTCCTAACTCTAGATGGAATAATTTGGAATTTATCTAACAACTCCTTTGATAACTTTGAATATAATGCATGTTGCATCATCTCTGTGCCACCCATAGCATTTCTATTCAATTCGTTTGTCTCAATACCAATAGAATTGTTTAACTCGTTTTCATTCATAACTACTTTCAACGACATTCTTAAAAACCTTTAATCAGTATAATAATCTTTGTGATATGGACAATTTAATCTATGACAATTATCTAATGTAGATGTAATAGCAGGTCTTTGACATTCTTCACAGATTTCGTTTTTTCTTGGTACATAAATTTCATCTATAAAATCTGGGTAATCATCTCTTCTATGCGACATAATATCCTCCATTATGATTATAGGGGGAATTTCACCCCCTATAATATATTAAAACCTTTTTGAGATTTTAACACCAACTGTTGTTTCTTGATGTTCTAAATTTCTGTCCATGATAACGTCTGCGTGTGGAGATAGTTGAAACCATTCGGCATCAAGATCCCAAGTAATCTCTGCTTTGTATTCAGATGCATCTTGTGAATCCCAATGTACTAAAGGATACAATCCCACGAGAATACCTAAATTAGTAGCTTCCGCTTCTATACCAAATTCAGTCTTAAAATTTTCTGATTCAACAGAATACATATTGTCTGCGCTAATAATAAAATCAAGACCAGGAACAAGTTCTGGCGCCTTTGTCGTTGATTCTTCCGCCTTTGCTACCGAAACTGTTGTTAAAAATAACAAAGTAACTACAGATAGATATTTAATATATTTAAACATAGTTTTACCTTTTTGTTGTTAATAATATCTCCTTCAAAATTATCATATTATTTATACTTCAAATTTCTCCCAATCCGCCCAACTTTTTAGAGTATCCCAACGAAAGGATCGCCAACCCATATTATCTAGGTCATATACAGGGCGTACTTCTGCTGTCTTTAAAACACCTTCGCCTGAAGGTTGATGTTCTGATGGAATCATATCTTCCTTTAGAGTAGCCTTCATTACACGATATTCACCACTCTTCTTAGTAAACTCAAGACGAACTACACTTGTACGTAAAGCATGAACCAACAAATCACGTTCAAATTCTTGCATTCTCAACTCCCACTATAATGATTATCAATCCAATCACAGAACTCATCATATCCGCCAATATGTTTATCGTTGATGAAAATCTGAGGAACAGTTTTTACATCTGGCACTCTATTTTTCAATTCGTTTTTCCAAACCTCGCTTTCAGAAATATTATACTCAACATATTCAGGAAACATTTCCTGTTTACTTATATAAAGAGTTTTTGCTCTTGTACAATAAGAACATCCATTTTGTGTATATATTTCTAGCTTTGTCATGTCGTACTAACCGCCATTCGAAACTCTCCCTTTGGATCTCCAAACAAGTCATTAGTGCGAACACGAATATGGCGTTTGTTTGTTTCCTTCGTATTTGGATTAGGAATCGTAATCCAAGGATTCTCTAAACGTCGCCACGCCTTCATAATATCATCCAATCGGTCCACTCGCGTAATATTACGTCTGACCGACTTTACAGTAGACCTGTTAACGTTTGGACGTTCACCATTAGATACGTAATGTTTGCCTGAAGCCTTCTTCTTACCCAACTCAGTTTCCTTTCATAAATGATTTAGTTGTCGTAAAATGCGTTCTTTGTTTAGTACTCTTAGTTTCTCTTCCCACTTTGCTGCTTGTTCTCTGTAGTATATATGGGCGTATCTCCATGAAGAGTTTGGAGCTTCTAACAGACATTTAGCTTGCATTGGTTCAAGCCATTGTACGTCTGTTTCATCATGATTTATAAGAGGGATCGTTCCACCATTGAGGAACTGGTCTGTTTGTCCACTTTGCAAAACTTGCTTTTTCACCAACATAATAACTCCTATAAGCGTCTACGAAATGAGAACTTTTGTATTTATCAGGCATTGCTTGTGGAATGGGTGTAAACTTGGCTCGTTGAATATTATTTGGTACATGAGATAGTATATCAACGAGTTTCTCTTCTGTCAAATGTTTTTTGTGATATCGATATGTATATTCACTACACAGGGCTTCAAAATGACATTGTAACCAAATGTAATTATTGTTACATTCACGTGCCCATACCGCAGAAGGATGATTGACATGTGATGCTTTGTAGAGACTAGATTCTAAATTATGATTAGGATGTCGCCATCGTTTGATAGACCTACCGTTAGCAGTCTTATCGGTATATTGTTCGCCATCTAGAATACGATGTGCTGTTGATAGAAGTTGTGCAGTTTCCACAATCATCTTGACAACATGTTTATCACACATCATCTGTGCAGATTCTTCAGGACACGTTGATAGAGCAAAAATATTCATCGGTATTCACACCATGCATCAATATTGTTATAGGTATACTCTTCAATATTACGATAGAACTTACCGGGATTGTTCTTGATAGATTCAGCAGCAATAGCACAATCTCGGTAAGAAGATGTTTCTTGTTCGTATCTAATATCACCGGCAAGACCGCCAAATGAGGTTAGAATGATCAGAAAAACTTTCATTGGTCAACTCCTTTACTAATGTAACGTTTTGTTAGTTGTAGTAGGAACATTGAACTTCTGTACATGACGTTTGCTTGCCACGATACCTTCTACGATACCTTCTACTATATCATCAAATCCGTCTTCTGTCAACATTGTTTTGTATATACTCAATGCTTGGGTTAACATTACACCTGCAACTATAAGACCATTACCATTACAATTATCAATGTGTTTTACTGTATTATCAAGTACCTCGTCGTATACCTGTTCGTATCTAATATCACCGGCAAGGTCGTATATTTGTTTCAGTAATTTTTCATCAATATCAGTCATGATGTAACTACCCTTTCATAAATTTCTTTCCAGTTTTTGACGATTGGATATGAAAGATTCTTTTCATTCATATTGAAACCATGTTCTACTAGAAGAGGTTTCATACCAACATCAAAGCCATCGTCTGCATTCTCTACCTTATCTTCAATCCAGAAGTATCCTGAATCTTCGTAGTGTTCTTTAAGATACTTATCTTTTCGAGCACCAGTAGCAAGACAGACGATATTACGAAAAGTGTTCTCGCCGAAAACCTTCTTAAGATTCCGTTCACGTAGCATTGCAGCATGTTTATCAGTAGAGAGACTGGTTACAACATCAAAGACATATCCATGTTCTTCATGGAGTCGTTTGACGTACCAAACGGCATCTCGGA